ATGTTAAACACATCAGACTTTTCTATTCGCTTGCAACAAGTGATGGATTATTATGGACTAAATGCGGCAGCTTTTGCTGATGCTTTAGAAATTCAACGTTCGGGAATATCACATCTTCTATCAGAACGCAATAAGCCGAGTTTAGATTTTATTTTAAAACTCATAGAAAAATTTCCAGAGGTAGATATGTATTGGATTACTCAAGGAAAAGGAACTTTCCCTCGCAAAGAAGAGAAAGAAGTTTCTGTACCTAAAAAAATACAACAGCCAGACTTATTTAGTGATATTCCAGAAATAGAAATGGAAAGCCCCTCTCCTACTCTATCTTCTCCTATTAAAGAAGAAAAAAAAGTTAGTTTAGATAAAGAGGTATCAGAATTATCTCCTTTACCTTCTATAGTGAATAATACTGTAGGAAAGAAAATTAAGCGTATTATCTTTTTTTATGAAGATAATCATTTTGAAGTTTTTGATAGTTAGGTGCAAGAAAAAGCCCGAAACAAGCCCCATACATTTTAAAAAGTCAGGCGTAATTAGTTGATTATTAAACTAATTACGCCTATTTTGTAGCGGGAACTGGACTCGAACCAGTGACCTTCGGGTTATGAGTTTAAAACTATATAGTTTAAAAATTCATAACTTTTTGTTTTACAATACTATAAAAATTGATAAACTTGCTAAAAATATAGTGGTTTGTATGCGTTATTAGTATTCGTTTTATCTACCTTTTTGGGTAAAAATCAATGACTTTAGGTTTGTTTTTATGCGGTTTTTCTATCCACATTTTCGGTTGAATAAGTGCGTTTTTTTAATTCTTCAATTTCCTGCTTCAATCGTTTTATTTCTTCATCTTTATTTTTAGCGACTTCTTTATAAAGAGAACCGTACCCAAGTATTAACCAAATTGGACTAATTTCAGGCATCATTTCTATTATTTTTTTTAAGAGACTTACAGGAGTAGGTTTATTACCAGCAATGATACCAACTAACTCAACATAATCAAAATTTATCAACTCTGATAAATCTTGGTAGTTTATATTTTTTACTCTACAAATTTCATCTAATCGAAATCCTATTTCTTTCAAAGAATTTTCATCGTGTTTTGGACTTTCGTACCTACTTATATCATCTTTTATATAATTTGATAATTCTGAAAAGGATTTTTCAAGCATATTTCCTTTCCCTGTAAGAAGCCATTTTATATCGACATCTTCAAACTTGTTTGAAATCTCGACAATCATATCTATACTTGGACTCTTTTTTTCGTCTCTTAATCTATTGATTTTTTCAGAAGACGACCAGTTAAGACCATTTTTAGCAAAATCATTTGGATTTTTATATCCCTTAAATTCAGCTATTTGCATAATTCTTTCAAAAAAACTTGTCATTTTTATCAAATTTATTTGGTTACTTTCAAATGAGTTTGTACATTTGCACTCGTAAAACTACCAATGTAAGATTACAGCGGTAAAATTATATAATTATATGAAATTGACCAAGAAAGTTATTTATTTTTTTTCTGAGAAAGGAAAAAAGCAAACAAGAAGAATGCAACTTGCATTAGCTATTGGCGTTGGATATGATACCATTAATAGGTATATAGACAACGATAATGAAAAACTTGACTCTACAAAATGTAGAAGTGCACTTGTTGAAATTACAGGAGTACCAAACGAGAAACTGTTTGAAATGTCTAACCTTTAAATCCTCCACGTTATGTTTAAACGAATCACTTATTATCATCTCGACCAAGATTGTCGTTTGTGCCGTGTAGAGATACGCACAATTTTATTTGGTTTTGTTATCAGTCGCCAGTTTTGCGATGTGATATAACTATTAAATGTTTTCAATGGATGCTGAAACAGTATACAAGGTTGCTCAAGCGTTGGATAATACCCAGCGTGAACGCTTGCGTCAACTATTGAATACCAATGTAGAAAGCATTCCAACAACTAAAAAGAAAAAGAAGAAACAGCTATGGGACGAAAACGAATTAAGAGAGCGAATCATCGCCGATTTTCAAAGAAGAGCAAGAGAGTTCAAAAACAAAAACACCCTCCTCACCTGCTCTTCGAGGTAACACCGATAAGTGCTACTGCTAAAGTAAAGACTACCTATAAGGTATCGGCTGAAAAGCGGAAGATATACAATAATACTTACCGCCTCAAATGTAAAGGGTATAGAGTTGAACCGCACAAGCATACTATCTATGCCTATAACGAAGAAGTAATGAACACTACACAAGCCAAGAATTTAATGAAACTCGGCTTTGTAGTACAATTAGAAATACAATAACTATGGTATACGGATATATTCGGGTGAGTTCCGATAAACAAACAATAGAGAACCAGCGATTTGAAATTACAAACTTTTGCGTGAAGAAAGGGTTGTTAATAGATGATTGGATTGAATAAACTATTAGCGGCACCAAAAGTTATAGCAAACGCCAATTGGGCAAGTTGTTAAAAAAAGTAAGGAAAGATGATATTATTATCTGCAGTGAACTGTCACGATTAGGGCGTAACTTGTTTATGATAATGGAAATTCTCAATATATGTATGACCAAAGAGTGCCGTGTATGGACTATCAAAGACAATTACCGCTTAGGAGATGATATACAGAGCAAAGTACTTGCTTTTGCTTTTGGTCTATCAGCCGAGATTGAGCGTAACCTTATCAGTCAGCGTACTAAAGAGGCGTTAGCACGCAAAAAAGCAGAGGGAATGGTACTTGGTAGGCAAAGAGGTTTCCGCTGTAGGCTCAACCAAAAATGTACCGATAAACACGAATGGATCGTCAAAGAATTAGAAAAGGGTACGCAGAAAAAAATCATTGCCAAAAAACTAAAAGTATCAAAGACAACCTTCTATCGTTACCTCGTATATACAGACCTTTATACGCCTGTAAATTGCCAACAAGAAGGATGGAAAGAATATGGGATATACCATTAAATAAAAATTTGCAGAAGTTTTTTTATGTAATAGTTACGAAAAAATGAAAACACTATATAAATCAATCATAGAGACAGCAGAACAGGTGGGAATAAAAGTACTTTCAGATGTACGATGTTGTCAGTTATTAGCGTGGGTGTTCGAGATAGGAGGTTATACAGAGGAAAGTACTCATAATTTCAAACTTAATCAAGATATTCATATAGCGCAAAAACGCCTGAATATATTAGCAGGAGAAACACCTAAAGCAGAATTAATAACCATATTTCAGAAGTATCATTCAGAACTGCTAAACTATTTAAACAAAAAGACAAAAAAACCTCAATGGCTAATCGACTTTGAAAATTACTATAGGTTAAAACCTTACAAAAATAATTAACACCCCGATTTGAAAGGAGATTAGATAAGTAACACAATTAGAAAAAAAATAAACACTATGAAATCTGTAATCACCCCAGAAAAGGCTGCATTTATTCGAGAACATTACCTAAAACTATCAGGTAAAAGAATTGCAAAAACATTAGCTGTATCACCTTGTGCAGTTCAGAGATTTATGCGTAAAAACAACCTTAGAATATCAGCTGAATTATGTGTTTTTTTCAAAAGCGAGGGAATGAAAAGACCTCTCAAAGAAGAAGAACTTACTTTTATTCACGAACATATTCGCAATCGTTCTTTAAAGTGGATAGCCAAGGCATTAAATAGAAGTTGTGTTACAATAAGAAAAGAAGCACACCGCTTAGGGTATAGCGAACTACTGAAAGAAAAATCGCTAATTAGTAGATATCAAAAAGGGAAAATTCCAGAAAACAAAGGTATCAAAATGTCAGAAGATACTTATGAGAAGGTAAAACACACTTTCTTTAAAAAAGGGCACTTACCTCATAATACTCTCACTGATTATACTGAGGTGATTCGCAAAGAAAAAGGTACTTCTTACATCTATATAAAGATACCAGGTGCGAGAAAAGCAATACCTAAGCACCGTTATTTATGGGAGCAAGCACACGGAACAATACCTAAAGGGTATAATGTCATTTTTAAGAATGGGAATACGCTCGATTGCTGTTTAGAAAATTTGGCGTGTGTGAGCAATGAAGAACTTATGCAAAACAATACCATTCACCGTTATCCTAATGAGTTAAAAACAGCTATAAAACAAATTTCTAAAATTAAAAAACAGCTAACAAAATGAACTTAGACGACTTAAACGAAACCTTATTCAAACTTTTAGACGACATCAAAGAGGAGCGCGTTGATACTTCAAAAGCACAAGCGATGACTAATGTTGCTAATACCATTATCAATTCTGCCAAGATACAGCTTCAAGGAATTAAACAAATGCAAGACTCTGGCATAGTACCTTTAACAATGAAAGACTGTAGTCCGAAATTGTTAGGTGACTTATATGATCAAAAGAGTTCTTTTGCTAAAAAACTCGGTTACTCTAATGTAGCAGAAGCTATTGGAAAAATGGGAAAAGAGCAATTCAATAAACTTTTTGAAGAAAGGAACTGATTATGATAAAATCATCAGTCATAGATAAATTATACGAAGCCGACCTGTGTCAAGCTATTGGCAGGGTGTATACCGATGCTTCGTATAAGATACGTAACAACGGAACGGCGGAGGGGTGCTCGCCTTTCAAAAACGAACGCACCCCCAGCTTCAAGGTGTCCAATGTAAAGAATATATGGAAAGACTTCGGTTCGGGCAAAGGAGGTACGAGCATTATCGACTTCATTCAAGCCTATAAGGGAGTTGATTTCCTCGAGGCGGTAAAACTCGCCGGCGAAGCCCTCAACATTCCTATAGAATACGAAAAAGAAACCGACGAGCAGAAAGAAAAGCGCACCCAAAAGCAAAGCCTTACACAAATACTCAAGAAAACAGCCGAAATATACCGTCAGAATTTCGTGAGTTTGCCTCCTGAGAGCGAAGCCAAACGCTATATGCTTAGCCGTAATTTTACCGATGAGATTGTCGATAACTTCGGTATTGGTTATGCCTTGGCAGGCTTGTACGAGGCTTTCAAAGAGCAGGCTATCGTGAGCGATGGCGAAACATTAGGTCTGTTGCGCAAGAATAACCAAGGCAACTATTACGATTTCTTCAAGGGGCGTATTATCTTCCCTATTTGCGACAAATACGGGCATTGTGTAGGCTTTGGCGGCAGAATACTTACTAACGATAAGAAGCAACCTAAGTATATCAATAGTGCTGAGTCTGATTTATTCGATAAATCTAACTTGTTATACGGCTTCCATTTGGCGCGTAACACCATTGCCAATACGGGCGAGGTCTATTTGGTAGAAGGCTATACCGATGTAATGCGTATGCATCAGATAGGGTTTGCCAATACCGTTGCTACCTTGGGCACAGCCCTCACGCCACAGCACTTGTCACAGCTGAAGAAACTATGCCGTAAGGTGATTATATTCCGCGATAGCGACAGCGCAGGGCAAACGGCTGCCGAGCGCGATTTACAGCTGATACTGCAGGCGGGTTTGTTTGCCGAATTGGTAGTAATCAAATCCGAAAGCAAAGAAGACCCCGATAGTATAGGGCAACGCCCCGAAGCGGTAGAGCTTATCAAAGCTTCGCGTACCGATGCTATAGTGCACCTTATTGGCGAAGCCTACCGCACTGCACTCGACCGCTATACTGAGAAGCACGGCGAAAGTAAAAAGCCATTACTATTGCCCGAAGATAAAAAGAACCTCACCGAATTGGGGAGCAAACTCGTAGGCTGCATTCCTGATAATACAACTCGTGAGGCGTATACCGAGCAGCTGAAAGAGATGTTTAATATCAAAGTGTCAGCGGTTAAGAGTCAGACATCAGAGGTTAGGTCTAAGGTGTCAGAAGTTAGAGTGCAGAGAACAGTATTCAGTAACGATGGCTCACTTGATAACTATCTTTTTCCCGATGAAGTAGAAGATCCTTACTTATATAAGAATGAGATTATAGAATACGGGCTATTTCAGCACCAAAACCGCATCTATACATCAGCGGGCAAGGAGGGTAAGGAATACTTTATGTCGATTTCCAATTTCTCTATTGAAATAGTGCAGCACATGCAAGATGAGAAGTTCCCTATGAAACTTATACGCATCTGCAACATCTATGGCAGTGAAAAGATTTTTGATATACTTTCCGATAAAATCAACTCACTACCCTCGTTTAAGAACGTGGTAACCTCATTTGGTAACTACTACTTTTCGGGTACGCCCTCACAACACGAACGCCTCTTGCGTTACCTCTTCGACCGAATGGGCACAGGGCGTAAGATAAGCATACTCGGCTGGCAAACGGAAGGCTTTTGGGCGTGGAACAATAAAATAGTAGTACCCCAGGGCGAAGATATAGTACTCGACAAAACGGGACTTTTCAATTACCAAAAGACTTGCTACTACATTCCTTCAGCCAATGCCAATTACGAAAATAACGCCTTTATGTACGGCGCGCAAAAGAGGTTTAAGAGTACAGACACTTCGTTAGCCCCTCCTGAATATTTTCGCCAAATGTATAAGGTACACCGCTCGCACGCCATTACGGCTATACTCTTTGGTATTGGTGCTTTCTACCAAGACATTATTGTATCGGGTACGGGCTTCTATCCTCTGCTCTTTCTCTATGGACCTGCTTCAACGGGTAAAGATAATCTATGCGAGGCGGTACAATCACTGATGGGTATTCCACAAACCGCTATACAGCTTGAGGGAGGAGCGAGCACCATTAAGGCACAAATACGAGAGTTCTCTCAGTTTAGCAATGGTATATCGCAACTATCGGAGTACAAGCGGGGCAACCCACAGATTGATGGGGTACTAAAAGGCTTGTGGGACAGACGAGGCTATAAGCGAGGTACCATAGAAAGCCCCGTAGCTACCGAAGAAGTACCTATCTTATCGGCTACTATCCTTACTGGTAACGATTGCCCCGATGCTGAAGCCCTTATCACTCGCCTACTATGGGAGGAGATGAAGCAACAAGAGTTTGACGACGAGGCAAAAAAACAGTATAATGTGCTGAAAGATATGTGCAAGAAAGGTATATCGGGTATGGCAGACTTCTTTATCCATAAACGAGACTTCTTTACCGACAAGTTCTTGGAAACTTATCGAGAGGCTAAGAGAAATTTTACCAAAGGAGAACTATTTAAGAATGTGCCTTCGCGTATTACCGATAACCTATCAGTACTTCGGGCGGTATTCAACATTTTTAAAAACGATTGGATATTTCCTTTTACCGAAGAAGAGATGTTAGCGCACTTCGAGATAATGGTAGATAGCCAACGCAAGAAGATAGAAACTGACTCAGCTGCCAATCGTTTTTGGGATTGCATATTGGTATGTATGCGGCTCACCCAGGGAGAAGCCTTACGAATGGGTATCAACCTGCGCGAGGAAGGTGGCTATCTAAGTTTTAATTTTAGCACAGTATATAGTATAGTGCAACGCCAATGGTTTATACAATATAGAGAGAACGCACCAAGCAAAACCGAATTACGCCGACAGATAAAAGAAGCCGAGAGCTTCGTAGGAGAAGAAAAAGCCGTACGAATAAACCTAACCATCAACAGCCCTACCAGTGCCATTAAGGTAAACATCAACAAGCTGCCTATACGTGCAGAACTCATCGCAGAGATTGAAAATCAACGATTAAGAGGAGAAGTAAAAGACATACAAGACGATAACAATAGTTTTTTCTAATAGACAAATAACCTAAAAATCCGAAAATGAACTATTTTTTTTATAAAAACACGATTTTTTTAGAAAATGGCACTTTTTTTTTCCTACATTTCCTACAAACACTTAATATTATAATAATGAGTATATTAACTAAAAAAATACGTAGGAAAGTACGTAGGATTTGTAGGATTTCGTAGGAACTCGTAGGAAAGTGTAGGAAAATATTTTTGGTTTTCCTACGTAAAAAAAGCACTTTCCTACACACTAAAAAATTATAATATACTGAAAATCAAATGTAAGATTTGTAAAAATGGCTCTGTAGGAAATGTAGGAAAAAAAAACACCCCTTTTTGAGAAAAAGTTACTTTTTTTCAAAAAAAATGGAGAAAATCCCTTTTTAGTTATAGATAAAATCTATACTATACCTAATATATAACCCTTAAACCATAAACAAATGGAATACTTCTTTAAAATGCTGACGAATATAAAGGTAGATTCTGCCTATCTGCACAAAACTAATTGTGTGGTGAGTGGGCTCTATCGTGAAGGCTCATTAGTTGGCGGACTCTTGCCTGCTGGCTCTCAACTTGACTTGTTGGAATATCTTAAATTTTTATACGATATATTCCCTGAGCAGAAAAGCGACTTTCCGTTATATCACTGTATCAACCCTACTATTACTTATGCTAATGATAGTTGGGGAAAATTCTTAATGAATGAAGAATTACGAGTAACGAATGATGAGGGTAGAAAAAAGAAAAAAGAGTACTTTATCAGTAAGCCGTTGCTATGTATAGAGCCAATCATTACGCATTTTAAAAAAAGTAAAGCCTATATCGCTGCCCTCTACTGGCACCAGCATTTAGTGGGGTTATGCTCTATTAGTGGGGTTACAAAATTGAAAGACTTTGTACCCTACCTATATACGGTATATCCTAAAGATATCAATGAGTTAGAAACCTTTGTTGAGAAGAATACCGCTATTGAGTACTATTATAACGACGAAATGATCATTAGTAAATTAACAATTAACAAATAACAATATGATAAATATCACTTTAAACTTACCTTCTTATCTTATTAAGTATATGCGTACGCTCTATGGCGAACCGTATGCCCCAAAAGCGAGCGACGAAATAGGTATCTATATCCTCAACGTGTTGCAACGCAAAAGCAACCTATCGGAGTACCAGTACCGCACCAAAAAGGAATTGTCGCAAACCTACCAGCTCACTATCAACACAAGCAATTACGATAAGCGTGGGGCGATAATCTTGCCACAACAGAACGCACTAATAGTGAAGTTCGTAGACAGTCATTTTCGCCGAGAACTCTTTCGCACAGCAGTAATGAACCACTATTATTATAGTATACCCTATAAGTTTAGTATCATCAATATATTAAGGTCATACAACATCGAAGAAAACGATTTACCTTACGAGACCATTCGCAAGGATTTCAACCGAAAAAAAGAAGAAATTGAAAAACGATTATTAAAATGAACACCCTACATCTCACCATCAAAAAGCAATGGTTTGATATGATACTCTCGGGCGAGAAAACAGAAGAGTACCGCGACATCAAACCGTATTACAACCTTCGCCTTATTGGAAAAGAGTACGATACTGTCGTCTTTAGAAATGGTTATGCTCGTGATGCTCCAAGCATCACCATAGAATTAAAAACAATACGCTTCGGAACGGGCAAACCCGAATGGGGCGCAGAATCCAATAAGAAGTACTTCGTACTATACTTAGGAAAAATTATTAACACTAAAAATATCGACAAATGAGAACAATCAAAGATTTAACCGTAAAAGTAACCTACACTGTAGGTTTATCAGATGTAGAAGTACCTGAAGAGGTAGCCAAACAATTAGAACAAATGGCAGATTATGGATTTTCCATTTGTGATAGTGAAATAAACAAATTTCCTGAAGCTTTTAACTGGCTCAGTGATAATATAAGTGAGGATGATGCCCTCTACTGGGAATACGAAGTAGAAATTGACTAATAACATTAAAATCACAAAGAAAATGAAAACAATCAAATTTAGAGGATTTAGTATGGCTCTTAATGATTTTGTATATGGTTATTTACACTATTACGAACTTCACGATGAGTATGCTATTGATGATTACGCAGTAAATGAAGACTCAATAAGTCTATTTACTGGGCAATACGACAAAAATGGTACTGAAATCTATGAGGGCGACATTCTTGCCCACGATTATGGGGGTTACAGCCTTATTGTGTACCGAGAGGAATGTATGGCATTCTGCCGTATCGATGCCAAAAATGTAGGCAACATCAATGGGTATTACAATCTTCACGAAGAGGCTTGGCGTTCGTGTTTGCAACGCGCAAAAGTTATTGGAAACCAATATGAAAACCCCGAATTGTTAAACTATAAAGAAGAAGATTAGACAATGGAAAATACTTTAATGGTAGAAAAAATCAAAGAATCTGTATTAAAAGATATAACAGAAAAACAAAAAGCAGGAAAATCTATCTCAGAAATATTAGAAGAAAGTAGAGATTTTACAATAACAAATACCTACTACAACAATTTTGTAAATTTAAATAGAAACAATGAAAACAATCCAAGAACTCGTCCCACTCATTCATCAGTGGGCAAAAGAAAGAAAAATCTATGAGCAACTAACACCTTTTGATGAACTCCTCAAAACCCACGAGGAAGTCGGAGAACTTATCAAAGCGTGTTATGACAATGACAAGCCAGCCATCCAAGACGCTATTGGCGATGTAATGGTAACGCTCATTAACTACTGTTATTTTAGGAATGAGAATTTTAACAATGTATTTCTAAATGGATTATCACTACGACCAATTATAGAGGATACTTGTTTAAAACAATCATTCTCAGTAAATAGTATGCTTATTGATCTTTTCAAATTTGAGTGTAATAAGTCAAAGTATAATAACGATCTGGATTTTGTTTATGATGCTATGATCTACTTTGTTAAACATCTCAATGGTTTTACTAAACTACTCAAAGGAACAACCTTAGAAGGCTGCCTTAATATCGCCTACAATGAAATCAAAAACAGAACTGGAAGAATTATTAACAGAAAATTTATCAAAGATGAACAAGATGAATAAACAAGAACTATTAAAGTGTCTAAAAGAGGCACTAACACACCTTTCAGAGATTGAGAAACACACTGGTTTTCATAATGAAATAATGAAAAAAATATATTTACAAATTCCTCCTGAACTTAGTGAGGATAAAGAAATAGGTAATTTATTCAAAGAATTGGACAATCGCAATGAGGAGGTTGCTATAAGTTGGTCAATGTACCTATTTAAAGGATAAATATATGAAAAATTACGAATACCCCACTTGGCTTGTTCCTATCGACATCGCCAAAGAGCTCAAAAAAATAGGTTTTAATGAACCTTGTTTGGTTACTTACAACGAAGTTTTTGACGAAGAAATGATATTTATCTCATTTGAGGGTGATGATTATTGCTACTATTATGCAGAACTATCAGAATGTAGTCAAAGAACGAATTCTGAAATGGGAAAAGATATCCTCGAAACAGGTAAACATTATTCTTATGCTTGCTCAATCCCTACGTGGACTGAGGTCTTTGCTTGGTTTCGCAAACGTGGATACTTATACGGAATAGAGAATGAAATATATTATGATTTTAAAAATAGAAATCAAAAGCCTAAAATTAAGTACAGCTCCTATTTCGAGACTGTTGGATCTGGCGTAAAACTTCATTCTTGTACGAGTGAATCTTACGAAGAAGCCCGCGAAGAACTCGTAAAAGATCTTATAGAAATATATAGAGAGGAACTTTTAGAGTAAAGAATGAAAGTAAGTTTAAAGGCAAATGGTATAACGCTACCTTTTGCCTTTTTTATTGCAAAAAACATTCTTATAACTAACTAATAAACATAAACTTACAAACCTTTGTTATATTTTAAACAAAATAAAATAAAAAAAACAAGTAAAACGCTTGCGTAATTAAAACAATTGCCATATCTTTGCAACGTAAAATTAAAACAAGTAATAACAATTTAAATACTTAGAACAATGACAACAACAGACAAAACATTAGGCTTACAAGAATGGGTGAATGACAACAACTTCACCACTGAAACAATTAGCGATGAAGCGATAATCGAGTTTATCAAAAACAAATACAGATACTACAACTATGTTGATAGTATCGAAGAAGCAGAACAGCTGTACAACGACTCTATTGACGACCGTGATGAGTGGTTAGAGTTAAGAGCGTTAGACACCCCCGAACGAATCGAAACGTTCATCGTTAAAGGTGAAGAGTTTGATGGGTATGCTCGATATGATGAAACCTATACAGTAGAGATTGTAGGTATAGCAGACCGTCAAGGCGGTGAAGAGCAGTTTTATATGATTGATATTTCTCATCGCTAATAAAAAGAACAAAGCCCCTAACATTACATTAGGGGCTTTACTTTGTAAAATTAAAACAAGTCTAACGATTTAACACCCTTAGAAATGAGGGGCAAAAATACAAAATAATATGGATAACAACAAACTTTTTGAACTAAAAATGCCTAAATTCTTATTGGCATTACAGCCAGAGCCTGACCAATTGCCCAATGGCTTTCACTTTATCTACTCTCCTCTCTACTTATCTCTGATATTGGTAATTAGAGAGCGCACACAGCAGATAGTTCTTAACAGAGAATTAAAGAGCAAGCCTCAGAAGTTATACGTATTCAATGAATATGAGAAGTTCAACCTCATAATAATTCAGAATAACGTAAAGATAACAGGTGGGGAATTAGCCCCCGAAATATCCGAAACACAATTCTTAGATGAAGCGTGGCAATGGTACAATACTAATATGATAATATAAGAATAATATGACAGCGCACGACAAAGTAATATACATTATTCAGCAATTAGAGCTATCCGATAGCAAGGTAGCAAGAGCAATTCAGAAGAGTACATCAGCCGCTACACACAAGCGAATGAGACTCAGAGATAACAAGTTTACGGAGGAAGATTTTCAACGGATACGTGATTTTTACCTCGAAAAACTGAGAAATATAGAAAATTTGAAATAAAAAACTTCCAAAAGTGTCCCACGAAAAAAACAAAAGATAAAAGACTGTTTGTTAGTCTTTTATCTTTTTTTATACCCTTACTCCTTCCTCCTTATCACCTACCTCCTACCTACAGCACTATTCGAACCAACATCGAACAAACATCGAACCTATACCCTACAAACACCCCGCAAACCCTTACCACACAACGCCTCACGCCCCCTCTTACCTCTTATCTCTTATCTAAAAAAGTCCTTTCACAACACACCCCAACACCCTACTTTTGCACCAAATTGACAAATAGCCCGTGCGGCTCGCACCAAATTTGCTAATTATATCCAATGGAACTCTGCAACCTACCCGAATCCTTTACGCGCGAAATATCTCACGTGCTCTTGTTTGAGGCTAATTCCTTCAGCTTCAATCAGAATATGCGCGCCCTTACCCCTAATGAAAACAGCTATCTGTTGCGTATCGACCTGCATAACCCTGCGCCTTATAACCGCAAGGTGAGCATCAAACAGCAAAACCACAACGATTACTTCGATATACAAGTCTCCTTGCCTATCTACGATTTGTCTAAGGATACCCGCAAAAAACTCATCGGCTTTCACAAGCAACGCCGTTATGTGGTCGCCCTGGTATCGGAGCAGGAAATGCTGGTAGTAGGCAACGCCCGCGAGCCTTTCACCCTCACTATCGACGACAATATAGTCGATAACGGCAAAGGCTCCGACACCTATATAGTTACCCTCACAGGGCAGACGATTATCTTTCCTAATATCAGTAAGATAACCGAAAAATTCCGTGTCCTTTTCTTTACGCCTCCTTTGCAATAATTTTGCATCGTCATCAGGGTTCAGGTATAAGGTTTCAGGGGTCAGACCCTAACCCCTATTTCCTAACCCCTAACACCTAAAATATGCTATTCTCTATTAATTATAATTACCTCACTGGAATATTCCCCGAACTCCTCTTAGCCTATCGCAAGGGCAAGGTAGGGTTAGAGAGTTCGCATTGGTATGAAGAGTATTACCGCTATGATTTTGAGCAGCGCAACGCCCCTTTGCAACAAGGGCGTGACGCTTTCCCCGTAGTGGTCGAACTCAAACAGCCCATCGTTAAATACACCTCTTACGGATATATAGGCACCCAATATATAATTTCGCTGTTAGAAGCTCTGGAATCGCACCAAGCCGTTACCGCTATCGTGCTCGACATCGATAGCGGGGGCGGAATGGTTTCAGGCACCGAAGAGCTCGCCAGCGTTATTCGCAGTCTGCAAAAACCTACCGTCGCCTATACCGGCGGTTATATGTGCAGTGCCGCGTATTGGATTGCCAGTGCTTGCGATAAGGTAGTCGCCGCCCCCTTTGCCGATGCTATTGGCAGTATAGGCACGATGTTGAGTTTCCAAGATTTTGCGCCCCTTTTAGAAAAGTACGGCGTGAAAATACACGAACTCTACGCCCCCGAAAGCACCGAAAAAAACAAGGCTTGGCGCGACCTTAAAGAAGGTAACGAAAAGGCTATAATGCAGATGCTTTCAGAAGCCAACGCCCGATTTATCAATAGTGTAAAAGCCTACCGCCCCGATGCCAAAGAAGAAGTATTCAAAGGCAACACCTATAGTGCTAAAAAAGCCAAATCATTAGGATTGATAGACGAAATAATGACACTTAACGAAGTAATTAGCCAATTAACCAATTAGCCAATTTGCTAATTTACTAATTTGCTAATTCTCAAATTTAATTAATATGAAACACGCAAAAATCGCCGCTGTATTGGCACTCGCCAGTATCGACCTAAAAAGCTCCTTATTTGGGAGTGAAAAATTTGTCGAACTCAAAGAATCACAACTCGACAAGATTGAAGCCGCCTTAGTAGCTGCCGAAGCTGCTGCCAACAACACTGCCCTCGAGCAACTTATGGCAGAACTGAAAGCCAACAACGAAAAGCTATTGGCTGAGAAAACAGCCCTTACCGCTGAAAAAGAAGCTCTCGCAGCGCAAGTAACTGCTCTTACTGCCGAAACCGAGAGCCTCAAAACCGAACTCAACAATCGCCCCGCTCACTCATTGCCAGCCAATGACGGCAAAGAAGAAGAGGTAAAAGGAGAGTTCGATGGCATCGTAGATATGAACGATGCGCACAATCAATTAGCAAATTAGTAAATTAAAATATGGGAAATACAATTAAAGCTACTGAAATTGCAAAAGAGCTCGTACGTTACGGCAACGCCCGTCCTACCGAACTCCAAGCAGCGATACTCTCTAAAGAAATCCTGCTAAACCGCTACGCCAAACCACTGAGCAAAGTAAAAGGCGAATGGCATATACCTGCTGTATTCATCAGCAATGTAGTGCAAGCCTTTTCCGACAAGTGGACGGGTGCTGGCGAAGTGTCCTTCAAAAAGAAACTTTTGAAAAACTTCCGTCAGAAAATCAACTTCCCTATCAACCCTAACGACATCGTTGGCAGTTGGGAAGAAGCTATGTACGAAGAGGACAAAAAACCCAATGAAATGCCTATCAGCCAGTTCATTATGGGGCTTATCACCAAAAAAGTAATTTCCGACCTCGACCTCATCAGTATTACGGGCAAGTACGATGCCACCCAAGTAGGCAGTACTACCCCCGATTATACCAAAACAATGGACGGACTTAACGAAGTGGTGAACCGCGCCGTTGCCGATACAAGCAACCCTGTTTTCCACATTCCTGTAGATGCAGGGGTAACAAGTATTGTAGACCGCGTTACTAAGTTCGAAAAAGGCTTGCCAGGGGGCGTGAAAGTGAAAACACTCTTTATCTCTCTCGAAGAGTTCAACGACTATGTAGAGCTACGCGAAACGCCTGCTAACCAATACATCGACTTCAACGATCCGCAACGTGGAAAAACCAAATACGGACGTGACTTGGTAGGTGTACCAGGATTGAAAGCTGGGCGTATCATCGCTTGGGTCGACGGTAACCTCTTCCGCCTATACGACCGCGTAGATAACCCTGCGCGTATCAACGATGTACAGGTGCAAGATTACCTCGTTAAAATATTCTCCGAATGGCACTTGGGCTACGACTTTGCCGTAAACCAATACCTATTCGTGGAAACCAACGATGCTCAGAAAAAACGAGGATTGAACAACGATGAGCAAAACAAGTTGTTCTACCCTAACCTCGTATTAGCATAATTCACCAATTAGCAAATTAGCCAATGTGCTAATTTGCTAATTGACAAATTGACAAATTAACATTATGGCAAAAGAAGAAAAAAATACACCCGTCGTAGGGGCGAATGGCAATTCGCCCGAAATTGATAACGCCTCTACCGAAAGCAACGATACACAAGCGCAAGCCCTCAACGAGCGTGAAAAAGCTCTCAACGAGAGAGAAGAAGCCCTCAACGAACGTGAGAAAGCTCTCAATGAGGTTGAAAAACAGCTCAACGCTCGCGAACAACAACTCGACCAATATGAGGAGCAACTCAAGGGAACTCCCGAAAAACCAACAGAAGAAGCCCCTCGCAAAGGTCACGAGTTTACATTCCGCAATGTGAGTTACAAGTTTGCTGACGATGCGCCTCAAATGTTGCTTATCGGAGGTGAAGCCCTGTCACAAGAAGAAATCGCTAATGACGAGGATCTACTCCTCCAACTCATCGGCGGACACTCTCCCCTTATTAACAAATTAACAAAGTAAGATTATGGCAAAAAATTGTTTTGATAACGTTCCCCACGAAAGCCTCGATGCTTGTCCTAACGACGAAGTAAGTGGAGGCATCAGCACACGCATTTTGTACGCCCCCAAGGCGTTTGTCGATAAATGCGTATTGCCCGCCAATACAGGCGAACTCGGCAAAGCCAACACCATCGAAGACGGTAACCTTACCCTTATCGCTTCCAAATCCTTTAAGGGTATCGATGCACAGATAGACGAGGGAGAACTCAAAATCACACTCGTTGGCAATGCTGGCAATAAAAAAGCGAAAACCGAGTTAGAGTTTAAAATAGCTCGCTTTAGCGATGTAACCCTCGACTTCATAAACCGTTACAAAAACGTACCGATGATTTTCGTAGTCCCCGATGCCCAAGGCACGCTATGGGTAATAGGCACCAAGATCAACCCTGCTTATATGGATACTGCCGAAGCCACTACAGGCAAAAAAGCCGAAGATGATAGCGGTATTACCATCAAAATCATCACAAACTCTAAACCGTACAAGTATGCAGGAACAATCGCCGAAGCCTAAGACTATCACAAATGACGAGAAGCAAATAACGAATGCCGAATTACAAATTGCGAATGATTCGGCATTCAAATCATTGCTACCTAATGGCACTGCCTACTTCACCAAACCCAAAGAATTAGGGGGCGGTTTGGAGGCAGTAGATTTGAGTCGTATTCCTTATAATGTCAAAAGCCTATACATCGCGGGCTTTCCTTACTATGCTTTGCAAGAAGAAGCTGCCGAGTTATTAAAATCACTCAGCACCGAAACCCTGCAACAACTCATAGAAAAGAAAAAACAACAATACCCGCCCGATGTCCCTATTTTGGAATGCGCCTTGGCATTGAAAAAAACTGCTCAGTCCTAATGTCTAATTACCGAGAACAATACAAGCGTTTACTCAGCGAGTACGAACGCCTTGGAGGCAATCTTCAAGGCGTTCCTCGCTTTTATTCATTGGAGAACGAGGCAAAGCTCAAAGCAAAACTAAAAAGCCTCACCCCCCGTTCCCCCCTCTCCGAAAGCGAGGGAGACAATCCGAAAACTGACAAATCGGCAAACAGCCCGTACAGCTCGCACCAAATCGACAAATTAATCTCCGATTATCCCCAAGTCCTACACCCCGTGTACCTCGCCAAGAAAAACCACTGGCTACAAGCCTGCTCGCTCAAGCTACAGCTTAATGCCCTCCCAGCCCACCAAGAAAGCCAAGCCCGCGCCCTACAGCAGCAGCTATGGCAACTATTCGAGGAAATGGACGCCTGCGATACCGTGCTCGACCATTGGAGTAAGTACAAACGCATATTGCTACCTGCCGCCCCCTCCCAAGAAGAAGCCTTAGATAAATTGAGCCCTACACAACTGGTACAACGCCTGCACACCCTGCGTAGCAATATCGTATCGAGGGAAAAAAGCCTTAGAAAATGGGTACTAAAAGCCGAGAGCCAAGAGGAAGAAAATTTTACTTTGATAGAAAAAATATTCAGAAAAACCGAAGAATTAAAGCAACTGAAGCTGTTAGTAAAAACAATTGAAAAAAAAATAGGAAATGAAGTAGATACAAAAAAAACTTCGGAACTTGTCCCTTGAGATTTAGGTAAGGAATACCTCCCCTTAGCTAATACCCTAATTGATAATTATTCATTACAGAGGCTACTGTCCTTTAAACAGCAATAAATCACCACTATCTTTGCGCCATTATTAACCCATAAAACTAAATAAAATGGCAAAATCTAAAGAAAACCTTTACCTCTTTGGGCTCTCTGGCTCTGTAGGCAAACAAATGGTATTCCGCAACACCGCACGCGGTACTATCCTCGCCAAAAGTCCCCGACACACGGGCAAAAAAACCGAACACCAAAAAGAGCAAGGCAAAAAATTCCTCAAGGCAGTAGCCTACGCCAAGCAAGCCCTTGCCGATAGTTCGCTATCTGCTATCTACAAAAAGCTGGCTGCCGCCTCGCCCAACAAGCTATCGGCTTACAACATTGCCGTTGCCGACTATCTCCGTCCGCCAGTAATTGAGAACATCGACACTACCGCCTACAAAGGAGCGGCTACAGGCGAAAAAATACTTATCACCGTTACCGACAATGTGAAAGTAACCACCGTGAAAGTGCGTATTGAAAACAACGACGAGTCCGAAGTAGAGCAAGGCAACGCCACCCTGCACGAAGGCAAATGGCTCTATGTAACCACTGCCACCAATGCTTCAATTACAGGCGACAAAGTAATCGTAACCGCCACCGACCGCCCCGGCAATAACACCACCAAAGAAGTAGTGTTGTAATATTTAACAATTAATTTTACCCCCCTAAATTTGCGGGGGTAATTTTTTTTTGTAATTTTGTGCCTAAAATTTGAATATTTTATGAGAAAAATTATTTTATGCTTAATAATTCTATTAAATATTTCTTGTGTATCAAATTATTATACAGCAATTTTAACTGATGATACTGTTTTATATAAAAATATTGATACTAAGGAAGAGATTATTACAGCTCCTAAAAATACAAAGGTTTTTTTATCTCGAAATTATTACAAAAATAAGTATAGAAAAATTAGGTTTGGCAATTATTATGGATTAGCTTACGAACCTAAATATTCATTGTATAGTTCTTTAGAAGCAAATACATCAACAAAAACAACAAACTATTACAATAAATATAATACATCTACAAGTGGAACAGGAACTATTTATGTAAGAGGTTATTATAGAAAAGATGGAACTTATGTAAGACCTCATACAAGGAGTTCAAGAAAAAAATAATTAACAAAAATATAAAATGTATGAAAAAGTTTTTATTTATCTGCTCTGCATTAATGGCTATATTCTCAGTCAATGCACAAACTCAAAACGATGAATTTAACAAATTAAGAGAGCTTTTAAGGTTATCCCTCGATAGTTCAAAACAAAGTGTTAAAGATTCTATATTAGTAGAAATGAAAAAAATTACCGAAAATTCTCAATTTGAAGAAACTAAGAGATTAGGTAATATTTCTATTAGTGAACTTCAACAATTAAACAATTTAACAAAAGAAATTGTTCATTCTAGACCTCTTTCTGAACTATCTGAAGATGATTTAAAAGGCTTTAAAGTCAAAGAGGATAGATTCAAAAAAGTAACATTTATTCATCATAAGTTAGAAGGAAGAAATTACCCTTATTTAGTTATCACTGCCGATAATCTCTTATCAATGAGATTAGTAATGAATTACTCTGGGAGCAATTGGATTTTTTTTGATAAAATCATTTTTTTGTGTAACGATGAAACATTTGAGGTTAAAGATCTTGATGTAGATCGAACAATAGGTGGTCCAAATAGTGTTTATGAAACCGCTGACTTTAGAGTTGATAATTCTCTATACTCATTTTTTTATAAAGCTTTTGAGTCTAGGAAAGATATAGAATATCAATTAAGTGGAAAATACTCTTCTAACGGAAAACTAAAATCTTCTGAAATAAAAGTTCTCTTGAGTGTTTTTTACTTATATAGTAAACTTAAAAAAGATTAAAAAAAATAACTTTTTTCAAAAAAAACCTGCAATTTCCTTGCAGGTTATTTTTTTTTTGCGTACCTTTGCACCGTTCACATAAGTGTTGGCGTAAAACCCAGCAAATCCATCATTTTATTTACAATATAATCCGTGAAGGGGTTGTATAGCCGTAATGCTATACAGCAATCTGCTTTCCAGCACTTGTGTGAACAGCCCCCACTCACGGATTTTTTAATTTTTATATATTATGTTCACACAAGAATTAACATCAGAAGAGCGCGAACGCCAAAAAGCAGCGCGCCGTCGCTTCCGCGAAATCGTTAAACAACGCTGGCAAGAAGAAACGCTTAAAAACCTCTCCAAAAAAGCGTTCAAGAAAATCAAACGTACCGAAAACCCTGAACCCGACCTTATGGTATTAGCCGAAGAGGTGGGCGGCTCTTTGCGCGTGCGCTTTAGCAAAGGCGTATGGTACTTGCACTTCACTTTCTTTGGCAAAAAAGTAGAGAGCGCAGCCCCTACCCTCACCGAAGCAATCAACGGTCTTATTATCAACAAACACCTAAACAAATAAACCTATGAAAGCAAGCAACAAAACCCCTCGCGCCTTGAGCCAAGAGCTCGGCATAAAACTCTCAGAATGGACACAAGAAATAGTCAACTATTTTGATGCATCCAACAACAAGCAGGAAGAACTCTTCACCTTAATACGCATTTCCGAAGATCCTTCAGATAATTTTAGCCAGGAGGAACGCGACACTATCCGCAAAGTGCTTTCGTATATGCTCTCTCTTTCGTTCATCGTATTGCGCGAAAAGCAGCAGATAGAAGAATTTTACGAAGATTACAACGGCTTTTAACTCTTATCTCTTAACTCTTACCTAAAATGAACGACTACAAAGAAATTCTCAAAACATTACTCTTGCGGTATTATTCTCCACAATTTGCGGGGACTGTAGCTAAAGCGTATCACACCACCTCGCAGGTGCTCGCTATGGTGCAGGGCGTAATCCCTAACGAACCCATAGACCAGCACGATGTGTACGATGTACTTCAAGAATTAGGGTTTACCATCGAACTGGTAGAAATGCCCGATAATACGCTTGTGTATTGTTGGTGTTTATACAAAAAAGCCTTGCAGTAGCAAGGTTTTTTTTTGTCCTTTCACTTTTTTTATATCCGCACTACCTTTGCAAAGTAAACCAAAGGAAGCGGTAACACACCTGTTACTTCTTACCTCTTATCTCTTAACTAAAATGGAACCCAAATACAAAGTCAATCCCCTAACGGGCGAGTTACAAGAGTACGTTTTTGAATACAACGGCATATTAGCCTTGCGCAATTTCACCGCAAGGGTGGAAGATGAACGCCTTATCCTCCACTCCGCCGATGATGTGAACTTCTCTATCCTCGAAGCCTTAGTAAGCGAGGTAGAAATCAACGGCGTGGTGTACGACAATCCCACCGCTGCCCAAAAAGCCCTTACCCGCCTTACCTTCAATCAAAACCGCCCAGTGCTCCTCGACAAAACGTTAAAGGATCTTATCCTTGGTGCGGTGCAAAAAGTAGAAGGCAAAGGACTTTCGTCTAATGACTTTACCAACGCCTACAAGCAACAACTTGATGCTCTCGAAGATTATGACATTGAACTGGACGAGAGTACTACGGAACTCAAATTCAAGAAAGGTAACAACGTAGTAAGGCGTATATCCCTAATGTTCTTGGACGACGAGGGGACAAAATTGGTGTACAACAGAACGAGCAAGACCTTAGAACTAAGAGACAAGCGCGATAACCTCCTTACCAGTATCCCCGTAAGCCACTTTGTCAGCAACATCCCTACGAGTATCGTTGTACAGAATGGGAAGATCAAGCTAATGGCAGGCAGTGAAGTGATAGATGAGAATACTATCTCCTATAATGACCTTGCAGATAAACCCGATTTGAATTTTGCCCCAGCCAACCACACCCACAACTGGGATGATATTGACGGAAAACCCGATAACCTCGCTACTACTGAGAATGTTAAAACAGCAATTGATGGGATACAGATTGGAGGAAGAAATTACGTTTTAAAATCTAAACCGAGAATAGCTAAAACATTTTCTAAGTATGGAGATGTTAGTTGGTATAATTTGTCACAAACTTTAGAATTAGGTAAAACTTACATATTGACATTTAAAAACTATAAAACTGAACCTTTCTTTTTCCTTTGGAATACTGGATGGGAGGACTCGCAGGAGATTTATAGTGGAATTCCATTCACAGTAACGAAAGTATTCAAACAACTCCTTGTACACACAAAACAAGTTCCTTACGAGTGTGATTTTGAGATGATAAAACTCGAACGTGGCAATAAACCTACCGACTGGACTCCTGCTCCTGAAGATTTAGCTAATGATAGAGTGGGGATATCTATAGGTGATAATCAGACGTATATAGTACCCAAGGAACAAGTAAACAACACCATCTATGCTAAATCCAACGCTACTATAGATTGCAGCCAAATACCTCACTTAGGCTCTATATCTACTATAAAAGTGTATGACGGTGGACAAGTTACCTTCACTTGTGGTGGAAAGAACATTATATATACAACGGACAATACGTTCAATGGTAAAAAAGGCTCTACCGCTGTAGTTTCTATTTATGAAAATGATTGTTACATAAGAATTAGTAATGTTTAAAACTATGAAAAATAAAATCATTCAAAACCTCAAAGGCAGTGACAAGCTGCTTCACTCTATGTTTGGCAACACAATATTTGTTGTAGTCTTTATAATCGCTTACCTACTCTACTCGCTATGGGCAGCCTTAGCTATGGCTATCGGTGTTGTGTTGTTGGTTGGAATCGCCAAAGAGTTGTACGACAAGTATATCAAGCGTACCTTCATCGATTGGTGGGATATCGTCGCCAGCCTCACCCCCTATCCACTCATTAAACATATACAGAAGCTATGAATGCAATACAATTCTTTCAATGGGGCGACAATAATGGAAAATACGAACCTGTTTCCTTTGAATATATAGTCTCTCAAAATGAGATTCTGATAAACACTCAAGGTAAAGATGACGAATATTATATTGAAGAAAAAATTGGCAGATTTACTACTGATAAAAACTCATTAAATTATGGAAAATTCTGGATTAACTGGAGTCGTAGGAAACAATTTGAAGGACAACTGTATAAAATATCTATATACCGAAAATTCTTTTCATACTTTTCTATCGAAGAAGGGAATGTAAAAATAATTGATGTAAGTAAAAACACACATCTAACAGAACTCAATGTCGCTAATACGTCCTCTCTTGAAACTATCTATGTAAGTCAAAAGCAAATGGAACTACTTAATGCAGGGCAGCTACCTAATTGGCACAAGCATTCAAATACTCAATACGTCGTAAAATAATAACTTAACAATCAATGGAAAAAATTTTCGTAATTCTTTGGATACTACTCGGTATCTACATTCTTGTACTCCTTATGATATTCGCCGACCTTTGGAGTGGCTTGCGCAAGGCTAAACGTATCGGCGAAACACGAACTTCCTACGGCTATAGGCGTACCATTAGCAAGATGGCGCAGTATTACAACCTGCTCATCGCTGGCAGTATCGTTGATAGTATATATGGATTGCTCTGTTGGTACTTAGAAAACTATTACCAAACCTCGTTGTGGCTATTTCCATTTATCACATTCATTATAGCGTTAGTACTGTGTCTAATCGAAATCAAATCGATACGCGAAAAAGCCGAAGACAAAGTGCGGTTAGACCGAGCGGGGCAAGTCGTTCAGCAAATTTTTATCAATCGTGAGAACTTAGAGGAAGTTGCTAAAACCATTTCCGAGTATATGTCCGAAAACTCTAACAAGGCCGAATCATCCGAAAAATCTCAAACCTCTAATAACGAACAACAATGACAAAAAAAGAATTTGTAAAACAGTACAAACCTTTTGCTTTGGAAAGCGAAAAAAAAACGGGTATCTCTCACCTCTTTATTTTGGCGCAAGCAGCGTTGGAGAGTGGTTGGGGAGAGCGTGGCGTTGGCAATAACTTTTTTGGTATAAAAGTACCTAAAAACCTTGTTAGCAGCACGCCTGCTAACAAAAAACAATTGTTTAAAACTACTGAAGTACTTAATGCTCCAAACTTAGGATATAAGTTCCCCCAAGTGATGTCTATATATCAATTACCGAGTGGTAAGTACAAGTATGAAGTAAAAGATTGGTTCAGAAAGTACGACACACCCGAAGAATGCTTTACCGACCACGCAGAATTCTTCTTCAGAAACAAGCGATATGCTAAGGCGTTGCTTGTAAAAGCAGACCCTTACAAGTTTGCTGAGGAAGTAGCCAAAGCGGGTTATGCTACCGCTACTAATTATGCGAAAATCTTGAAAGACGTGATCAAAACCATAGAAAATAATAGCTAATGAAATGTGTTACTTGTATATTGTTGCTTTTTATGTTATTTATCTCGTGCAACACTAAAAAAGTGGTTGCTGAGAAAGTTGCTACGCAAACCTCTGAGCTCGCTACGGTGGGCTCAGGGTTTACTTCTTTACAGCATTCACTACTCAGTTATCAGTTGAGTACTGTAGGACCCGATACGCCCTTAGAATACACTCACGAGGTAGGGGGCAAAGTAGTAGAGCGGATTACTCTCAAAGGGGGTACGCTCAGTGTTGTGAAAAGTGATGAATTTAAAGTGAGTAGTAATACAACGAGTGTTACCTCCAAAACCTTTTCTTTTACGAGTACTAAACATAAACAAGTACAGCGCATATCTTTCAATTATTGGTGGTTATTGTTATTGCTCTTACCTCTTTCCTTTTACCTCTTATATAAAAAAAGATGACCGATTATTTCATTACCTCTCAATTCGTGTTAGACCTTTCGCGCATTGCTATCTCTTATCAAGAGGAGAACCCGCGATTTAAGGATACTTTCTTCACTCAGTATTCATTGCCTTTCGAATTCCAAATGAATGCTGACTTGCGTTTGCGTATGGGTAATTATACTGCCCTCAACGCTACCAAACTCAAGAAGAAGTACGACGGTTATCACGTGTTGGATGGTCGCGTTCGTAAAGGTACGCTCGAAATATTATCGGTAGAAGGGAACTTAGTGTCGGCACAAATAGATTCGGGTTTTGAACAGTTGCCTAACTTTGAGAAGAAGCTATGCGACCTTCCGCTTTTGCGAAAGCGCGTACCCGATATATACGCTCACGCCAACGAGATAGTCGCTAAAAAGTACCCCGAAGTGGATTACAACTTCCCTAAAGTGGTATACCCTAAAGATAAAAGCCAAAAAGGGTGGGAATTGTTCTTTCAGTTTATCAATAATTATGGTTCAGAAGGGTTTATTCGCAACGAGGCTAATAGGAATTACAACATTATGCACCCTATGCCTTACCTGCTCTATGTACTCAAAACGGGTTTTGCCGATGCAGGCTATGAATTGGTAGGCGATATCCTCACCGATGAAGATTTCACCCAGCAGGTGTTGTACAGCAATACACCTTACTACCTCACGACTGCTCAACAAGAACACACCCTCACGGCTATAGACCCTACCTACGAATTTACTACAGCAGGCACTTGGCGGTTAGTTTGCGATAACCAACCGATAAACGGGGAGGTGAACATTCGTTTAAAGCTCGACAATGTAATCATTCGTGAATTTAGTTTTGAAAAACCTGACACGCTCAGCTTTACCCAGTTACTCACTATCGACACTACCGCACAAACATTAGCATTGGAGATAGAAGGTACTCCGCAGCCTCAACTCTCTATGAACCTCAATATCGTAGCCCAACACAGCGAGGACGGCAATGTGATAGAACAAGTAATCAACCCTAATATAGTAGATCTCAAACGCGCCGTGCCCGATGTTACTTTTGGCGAACTGGTGAAGACGATTAAGAATTGGAAGAATTACGATATTTTTATCGAGGGACACAAGTTGTATATGAACCGTATTAAGGTAGAAGAACGTACACACGCTAAAGATTTTCGTCCTTGGGAAGTACGCGAGCCTAAAAAAACATTTCTTACGAAGCAGTCGTACCTCATCAAATTTTCCGAAATGGACGATAAAGCCTATCAGTTGCCCGTCGTGCAGGTAACCGCTGATAGTTACCAGGTACTCAATGCTCAAGAAGCTACCCAACTCACCAATGTTACCGAAATACAAATAGGAGGTTACTGTTTGCCCAGAGTGATGTATAAAGGGGAATATACAGCTATAGCGCGCAAGAGTGGAGAACAAACTATTGGAATGATATGGTACGACGGCTTGCACAACGGAAAAAACAATGCAGGTTTCCGCAAAACCCTTACGCCTCCATTAGTAGCTGAGTATTGGAAAGATTGGTATAAGATGCGCATCGCTGCAGCCGAATACACGTGGAGCTTTGTATGTAACAAAAACCAATTTCGCCACATCGCCTTGCGCGACACCATTCTCGCCTATAACCAGCGTATGCTTATCAAGAGCCTTAACAAGTCCGTGCTCGATAAAGAGCATTACCAAGTAGAAATCACCACAATAGCTATCTGATGTACACCGCTTTCACCTCTCTGAATGTCTTCAACGACAACCGCCTCAATACCTATCTCGACACTATTTACAGTGCCGTTTTAGAAGTCTTCACTACCGAGCAACTACCCGTTGTTTGTGGCTCGGTTGCCAAGGTAATGCAAGGAGTGTATTCCGAGAACTACCTCGCCAAGGATATAGATTGCATAGTAGAGAGTTGGCAAGTGCACCGCTATTTAGAACACCAGCTGCCTTTGCTATTTCCTAATGATAGAATAGAGGTGCGCCCCGAGCGGGTAATACTCTTTACTCCTTTCATTGCTATTGAATTTTGGAGACCTAACGAACTGATACAAACCGCCCTATACAAAAACCTCATAAAATACAAATGCTATGGCTATTAGAACCTATATTGAAAAAATATGCAGAAGTTCCCAAGCAGGAAAACCTACCTCTCAAGGAGGATATGAATGGATAGAAGTGTGCTATGAAGTAGAAAAACCTATCCCCGATTGGAATATATCACCTGCTACTATCCTTAAAGAGTGGCACCCCTCTCAACCCATCCCTTCTACTGAAAACCTTACGGTACATTATCCTGAATTGGGATTGCTCACCGTATACAAGAAGTACAAGGGATTTCGTTATTATGCGCGTATTGCTGCCAATGAATATGTAGAACTCATTGCGCCTACAGGTGAGGACTTAGAAAACCTTATCGGACTGCAACATAACCTGCAGTTGCGTTACAACAATTTCAGTAAGTTACCTGAAAAAGGCGATGTAAAAGTGAAAGTAACCTTAGGGGTAATTGCCACTGAAGAGAAGAGCGGTAAAGTAAACGAGATAGACCTACCTACCGAGCGTAAAGAGGTAGTAATTACCTTGCGCCGTACCGATAAAGCTACCCCAAAACCTAAACCTAATGAACGCCCAGTACTCAATATGGTGCTCAACACGGCTACCAAAGAACTCACGGGCGATACTTCGTTTACGTTCCCTACGACACCTCTTGATTATTATCACGAAATCGTATTACATCACGATTTTTGGCACTATAAAGGATTAGGAGACTACATCAATTTTGGTACAAGAACAGAATGGTACAAGGATCATTCTATCAATACCCCTTTCACAATTAAAGGAGTTGAATGGAATAGTATTGGGCGCAGTCTATTTGATATAACCCTAACAGGAACAAAAAACAATGCAACAGCAGTATTCTCTCTCTCCCAGTTTTACAAAGAAAACCCTACTATAAAAACTCTTAATTTTGATTTGAGTAAAACCCAAACACTTACTTTTGAAAGTTATTTCAGAACAAAAGATTCATTTGGAGTTTCTCACTACTTTACTATCAACCTCACTGTTATCAACGATACTACCGCTTTTCATATAGACAAAAAGGAATTTAAATACCTATTGAAAACCGATAAGAAAGAGCGTGCCGAGGGTGTGTTTACCATTAAAAACCCTAACCGCCTCACTTTTACCATTAACAATGCCGATTTCTTGGAGGTTACCGAAATTAAAGGCAATGGCGAAAAAGAAGTAGTGGTAAAATTCCGATCTCAATCTTCCGAACTGATGACGGTAGGCGAACACAAAGGCTGGCTCAAGGTAACTTCTTCAGCGGGTAGCGAACAGATTGTGCAGGTACTCATTACCGTACAAACGGATATAACATTCGCTACCAAAAAGGTGTATTTCTGTCTGGATAAAGAACTTACCCATATACGCCAAACCGATCCCCAAAGTGAATTTGTATCGGTTGCTCTTACAATGGAGTTCAATGGCTATGGGCGTAGCTTTACTTCTACCCAAACCTACGATTATGTTTTCTTCGAGGGCGAGGCAACGGTGGATATAGGGCAAGAGGTACAGGACTTTTTCAGAGACATCACTCCCTCATTGGAAGTGAATACTAAAAAGCTGCTCGCTCCTAAAGAGATTTTCAAAGCAACCAAGGTATCGGCAATAATTAGGGAAACCAATTTCAAAGGTGTGGTGTTCAAAACGCATACCCTTACTGATTTGCATTACCTCCCTGGGAAGAAACCTAAAGCATATCCTTACCTTACTCAAAGCCGTTTGCGCTCTACTTATAAGCAGAGCCTTATATCAGTATCGGCACTTACCCAAGAGGTTCGCGCTCATTCATTAGGACAAATAGGCTCTAACCTTATCGACCTTTCGGCTATTAAGGACCCGCTGGGCGTGGCTAATTTCAGTTTCTTACGCGCTACTGCCGATGTTACCTATGGGGCTACTTCTATTATTCGTAAAGAAACGCTTAGCCTCGAACCCAAACCCGAACCTAATGGCATACCTATCAGTGCACTATTTCAAAACCAAAACTTCTGCCCCGATTGGTTCAGCTTTGCAGGCGAATATGAAGCACTGGTAAGTTACGAGCACACCCTGGCTGACAATGTGCTACTAAGTGAGGACTATAAGGCGCAAGTAAAAACCAAGCGCACTTACAAACTCAATACGGGTTGGCTCTTTCCTGAAGAGATTGAAGTCTTGTGGGAACTTATCAAATCTCCTGTATGCTTCTTGCGTATTGCAGGCGAATGGCTGAAGGTAATACCCATTACCCAAAAACCACTGTCCTTTGATAGCACCCGCAACCTGCATAGCTTTGTCGTCGAATTTCAACTATCGTCTAACGACTAATTCCTAACACCTATGTTCACCAATATACAAGAAATCAAGCAATATACTAACGTTTCTAATCGTTTAGACTTCGAGCTGCTCAAAACCTATATTGAGGAGGCGCTCCGCGTAAAAGTATATCCGTATATACCCAAGTCTATTGCCGACACCCTCCCTCCCCCTTCGGGGGACGGGGGGCTTAACGCGCTCGAACTCCTCAAAAAAGCAGTAGCCAACTATGCGGTGGCTTATGCTATCCCTTTCCTCAAAGTAAACTTATCCAACACAGGTGGCAACTACTACACCGATGACAAGATGGAAAAATCGCCTTGGTGGGATTTGCGCGACTTAGGCTTATCGTCTATCGCTATGGGCGACCGCGCTCTCAACGATTGTATAGAGTTGCTTATTACAAAAGGTAAGCTACAACGCGCAAGCGGTGTTATCAGTAGTGTGAATGAGTTTGAGAAGTATTACAGCCTCAATAACTCGTGGGAGGTTTTCACTAAACTACAGCCACTAATGCAATGGATCTGGGAAAGCATTATCGCACCACAAGTCAGCACCTGCACCCCCGATGATTTACGCGCTTATCCTGCTATATGGGAAAAACTACAGCGTACCGTCGTTTTTTTTACTGTTGCCGAAGCGGCTCAAATGCATAGCTTCTCATTCACGGCTACTGCTATTGTACAGCAGTGGGAGGAACTACCTTGGCAAAAGAGCAAAATACTCAACGGCTCCGAGCTCTATACCCTTGCCAAACGTTTGCAACAACTCGCTCGCCACGAACTCGCCCAACTCAAGCAGCTGCTCGAAAAAGAAGCGGTGGCTTGCTATGTACCCTCAGTAGCTGCCCAACAAGTAGAAAAAATGAAAAGCGGACTCTACTTCTAACCCTCTAACACCTTAAAATGGAACTTACTAAATTTAGCAAAGACAGCCTTTATCAGCGTATATCCGCCTCGTATATTGACGAGAATTTTCAACTACTCCCTGCCGAAGAGGCGGTGAAAACGCGTTTGCGCCATATACACGGCTTGCGCCTTTCTAATAAGTATTCTAAACATCAAGCCATACAGATACATATTCGCGAAATGGGCGTAAGCCAAGCTACCGCCTACCGCGATTACTCTTGGGCAATGCAAATATTTGGCGAACTCGATAAATCTGACATCAATGCCGAGAGGGCTATATTAGCAGATAGTTATTGGCAACTCTACCAAATGGCTCTGAAAGATAGAGATTTAGAACAAGCACGCAAGGCGTTAGACTCTTATTCTCGCCTCTTCAACTTCGACAAAGAAGAAAAAGAAATCAATTTTGAAAAGATTACTGCTAATGAATATCATATACGTATGAGCCGTAAGAGTGCCAAGATGTTACGTGCTGCCCTTGCTTCAGGGGTAGTAGATTTCAACAGCTTGCCCGCTACCGATACCGACTACGAAGATATAACCGATGAACCCGACGATGAAACCGCTGATTAAACCTGTTAAACAAATCCTCCTCAACCCTATGCAGATGGCTGCCGTATCTGCCAACCGCTATGCGGGTGTAAAACACATCTGCATAGAGGCGGGGCGTGGTACGGGCAAGAGTACCATACTCGGTTGGTTTGTAAAGGAAGCAGTGAAGCAAATGCCACGCGCTACAGGTGTACTGGTAGGGGCTACTTTTGTGCAGATAAAAAGCCGTACTTTTCCTTCTACCAAAGAGGGTTTGGAGATGTTTGGCTTTTATGAAGATGTAGATTATGTGGTAGGGCGCAACGGCAAGTTGTTAGGCTTCGAGATGCCTTTTCAAGCCCCCAACTCGTGGAGCAACGTTGTGCACTTCTCTAATGGCTTTATATTGGTGCTTGTCTCCCTCGATGACCCTAATAGCGGGCGCGGACTCAACTCTTACATTGTTATTGGCGACGAAGCGGCACTGTTAGAACACGATAGACTCTTCAACAACGTACTGACAACTAACCGCGCTAAGAAGATAGCTTTTGATAAGGCAAGCCTGCTGAATGCGACTATCTTCACCTCGTCAGTTGCACTCACCAAAACGGGGGAATGGTTCACCGCACGCGAAAAACTCGCCAAACAGAAGCCTACCGAGCACCTATTCATCAAAGCTAACGCCCTCGTAAACCAAGAAAACCTCAAACCTGGGTGGATACAAGAAATGTACGAGCAACGCGTGTCCGACCTACTGTTCAATGCCGAAATAATGAACATCCGCCCTGGTAAGGTTGCCGACGGCTTCTATGCCAAATTGTCAGCCGATAAACATTACTACAAGTACCAGTACAACACCACCGCCCTGCAAGACTTCTCGCAGAGTTTCACCCCCTCCTGCACCTACGACAACGATTTGCTCAGCGGTGTGCCCCTCGAACTCTCACTCGACTTTGGTGGGCGTATCAACTGCGGCATTATAGCCCAAGAAAGCAAGGTCGCCAACACTATAACCATACTCAAAGACTTCTTTGTCAAAAATCCCCTCAAATTGTCAGATTTGATAAAGAAAATCATCAACTACTACGAGCCTCACCGCGCTACCTGCAATAAAATATACCTATACCACGACCGTTCAGGCTTTAAGAGCGAGGCAAATAGCAAAACCACCCTGGCGCAAGATGTAGAGGATATGCTACGCACAGCAGGCTGGCAGGTGTTCAATCGCACCCCCAACACCAATAACCCAAGCCATATCCTAAAATTCCGTCTTATCAACGAAATATTAGAGGAAAACAACCGCTCCCTACCCTTTGTCCGCCTCAATGAGGACAATTGCCCTAACCTCATCGTATCTATGGAAAACGCAGCTGTAAAACAGAAAGAAGACGCCTTTGAGAAAGATAAAAGTAGCGAACGTTCTACCACCATACCCCAAGAGCACGCCACCCACCTCTCCGATTGTTTTGACTACCTCTTATGGTGGAAATACGCTTACCTCCTCAATAACGCCTACCACGATAGCTTCATCATTACCACTGTATAATTTGACAATTTTTCAAAAAAAAACTTCCAAAAGTGTCCCGCGTAAAAAACAAAAGATAAAAGACTGTTTGTTAGTCTTTTATCTTTTTTTATACTCTTACACCTTACCCCTTATCACCTACCGCCTACCTACAGCACTATTCGAACCAACATACAGGCAACATCGAACCAACACCCCGCAAACCCTTACCACACAACTCCTCACGCCCCCTCTTACCTCTTATCTCTTACCTAAAAAAGTCCTTTCACACCACCTCCAAACACCCTACTTTTGCCGTACCATTCGTTTTATACATAATAATCATAGTTAGTTGGTTTTATAATTAAAACTCACTTCACTGGGATTTTTAGTTGGAGAGCGTGCCTACAATAGTGGGCACGCTTTTTTTTTGTATAAACCACACAGTATATAACAGCAAAAAAATGAAAAAAAATTGAAAAAAAATTGTTGAAATATTTGCTTATTACGATTTTTCGTAGTATCTTTGCAGTGTCGTTGAAAGTCAATGATAAGGCATTAGCCTTGAGTGTTTAATCAAATTTTGAAATGATGGTTTTTGAATTTAAACTAAGTTTCAGAAGACTAAAAAAAGGCTGGTCAATCCTGCTAAGAATCAAAGCCAGCCTTAAAGAAGTTTTAACAACCTTCTTGCAGTAGTCTTTGAAAAGGCGGGGGAGCAAAAGCTCTCCTGCTTTTCAAAAACGTTGCAAAGGTATAAAATATTTTTTTAACTATGAAATTATTAAAGCACATCAAAAACATTTTCCAAATGAAAGAGGGAGATGAGTACAACATTACCTTTCGCATTTCAGCCGAAGACATTTTAGCATTCTTGCTATTTATTACCCTTGCTCTTTGGCTCATCTTAAAGTAAATCACTATGGAACAAGAACAAACAATGCTACACCTGTTAGACGATATAGTAGCAGATGTATCGTGGGGAAGAGTATCAAAAGAATATTTTGGCAAATCATCATCCTGGATATACCACAAGCTACACGGACGCGATGGCAACGGAGGCGTAGGAGGTTTTACCGAAGCCGAGAAGCAAAAGTTACAACAAGCCTTATACGATATCGCCGAACGTATCCGCAAGGCAGCCAGCACCATTACACAGTAACAATGGTTACTGTTATTGTTTAACAACCTTAGGGGCGCACTCATCACCGAGTGCGCCCCTTTTCTCTTACCTCTCCCCTGAAACCTGCTACCTGACACCTGTACCCTGCCTCCACCATATATCACCCCATTTTCCTAAATTCAAATTGTAAAAATCACTAAGGAGGCGATGGAGAGCATCGTCATTCAGTGAGCCTCTGCCCGCACCCTCACCCGCTTCACCTATTCAATATCAATTACTTAACATTTTTATAATGATAAATAAGCCTGTCCTTTCCTAAAATATCCCTACCTATTACCTTTGCCCAATAAATCACAAATACCTATGAACAAAGTATTTTTAAAGGACGTACTGGCGGAAATGAGAAAACTCGATGAGCGCAAAAAGCCCATACCCTTCACCATAACCGTGCGCACCTACAACAAGCAAAACAACTTTGGGGGCAAACTCTGTACTTACACCGGCGCGACCCTTATGCAGCAACCCCGCAACAAGCAAGATTTTGAAAAGAACCCCAATCACTGGCAAAACAAAACCCGCAATCTCAAACTTAGTGACGGCACCATAAAGAAAATTTGTATCCTATTTATCCTCGCCTTCAACGGAAAAGAAGTAATTTACTAATTAACAATGAATAACCTACAATTATACAACGCCGATAACTTAGAGGTAATGGCAACCCTCGCCGATGAGAGTATTGATGTAATATGTATCGACCCTCCTTATTTATACCTTAAAAACCAAAAGCTGGAACGCCCTTTTGACGAACCTAAATTCTTTGCTGAGTGCAAGCGACTACTTACCAAAAAAGGCTTTATCGTGATGTTTGGGCGCGGCACTTCCTTTTACCGTTGGAATACCATATTAGACGGCTTGGGCTTTGTGTTTAAGGAGGAGATTATTTGGAACAAAGGATTTTCTACAGCACCGACTTTACCAATACAACGCTTCCACGAGACAATCTCTATATATACAAAAGAGAAAGGTAGTATAAATACAGATGTTAAAGTTCCTTACTTAGAAGTAAAACAGCATAATATAGACACTTTGGTTGGAGATATTAACCGAATTAAGTCGGCATTAAATAATACTAAGGAATTAGATTTTATGAAAGAATACTTGAAAACGGGGCATATTAATATAAGCAAAAAAAGAAATGACAAAACCAGTGGATGTACTATTTCTAAAAACTCAATCGGCATTTTTTCTATACCTACAATGTGTTTGAAAGCAATAAAGGAAGGAATGCGAGAAAGCTCTATTATCAAAGTATATTACGAAAGGTTTAACCGACTTCACCCCACTCAAAAACCCGTTCGCCTATTAGAACGCCTTTTAGCACTGGTTATTCCCAAAGATAAACCCCGCAATGAGATAGTAGTAGCCGACTTCTTTGCAGGGAGTATGAGCTGTATGGAAGCCGTTCACAATATGGGTATGCGTGGCATTGCTACCGAAATAGACGAAGAGTACTTCGAGAAAGGCAAACAACGCATTGACAAATTGACAAATTTACTAATTAGCAAATCGGCAAATGGATATAGTAACCAAAAGAGATTTATCTGATAATTATGGAAAACCTGTATACTATTTTACAAAGTTTTTCCCCGAAGGATACAAACCTCCTGAAAATATAATGAAAAGAACAGCTAATGAAGAATATCAAGGGAGTATCTTTTTCACTAAAGAAACGGCTAACCGTATCCTTTCATTAGATGTGTGGAAAACGTGTATATATCCTTCTATTTATCTGCTACGCGACGGCTTTTGTTACAATATCGATTGGAACGATAGCGAGTATATTGAAGTAACCAAACGCGCAGGCAATCAAATGAACGTGCTACAAATGGTATCAATTATTATTAACGACTTTGGCTACACTTACCAAAGTGAAAAATGGAAATAATGAAACAATTAGACAAAGATTTTTATATGCTTTCAGCCGCCAAAACGGCTGTTATTTTCGGCTCTGATAAGCAAAGCCTCTCCACCCCAAAAACCCAAAAAGATTCAAGCGACACCGATAAGTATGCCGCTTGGGGCGACAATAACCTATACCCGCAAGAGTTTACCAAAAAACTCAACAAAACGGGCGCCGCTATCGGCGGATTGGAGGTGCTCATCTCCGCTCACTACGGCTTGGGCTTCCGCCTCTACCAAGATGTAGAAACTGAAGAAGGCGTAACCACTCGCGAACGCCTCCGCTCAGCTTTCCCCGAGATTGATAGCTTCTTCAAAACCTGCCGTTGGGATGTAACAATGGCAGAGATTATCGAGGACTTTGAAACCTACGGCATTGCCTTTGTTGAGTACCTACTCGCACCCAATTTTAAGAAGATTGTATCTATAAAACGCCAGCAAGCCCCGCATTGTCGCTTAGGAGTGCCCAACAAAAAAGGCTTTGTCGATAAAGTCTATATCAATACCTCTTGGGGCGATACTTTCAACGATGAACTAACCATAGAAATGCCTTTTTTCTCTAGTCTTCACAATGTCGAAACCCTCAAAACCAAATGCAAAGAGAAGAAAATAACCAAGTTTATCGTGCCCGTAATGCGCTCACTCACTACCGAGAAGAACTATCCAAAGGTAAAATGGCATAGTTCCTTCTATAATGGTTGGGTAGATGTAGTGCTTTCCGTGCCTGCGTTCAAAAAATATATGTTTGAAAACCAATTGAACCTCAAATACGTGATATACATCGCCGATGACTTCTTCCTCCACAAGTTCGGGCGCGAGGAATGGCAAGAAATGCCACAAGAAAAACGCGAAGCCGCCCGCCAAGAAACCATCAGGGCGATAGACGATCACATGAGCGGCAACAAAGCGGCAGGGCGTTCGTTCGTGTCGCCTTTCTTCCGCGATAGCAATAACAACCTCATCAAGGGCATTGAGGTAATTCCTATCGACGACAAGATTAAGGACGGCAATTTTTTGCCCGATGCCAGTGCCGGCAATTCCGAAATACTCTTCCCTATGGGGGTAGACCCTTGTCTGTTGGGGGCAGGCATACCAGGGGGCAAAAACCTAAGTGGCAGTGGTAGCGACAAACGCGAGGCGTACACCATTCTCTCCACCCGTATGCCCGTAAAGCGATTGCGCACCCTCGAAGTGTTCGAGCGTATCCGCGATTGGAACAACTGGGACAGCACCCTATACGGCAACTTCCCCAACATCAACCTCACTACCCTCGACAAAAACCCCAACGGACAACAAACAATAGTGAATTAAAATGGCAAGCAACAACACTACATCACAACTTACGATACGTATCAACGGTAAGGAGGTAGAGAATACTTTTACTGCCTTAAACCGCGAGGTGCGCACACTCTCTCGTGAACTTCGCAACCTCACTCCTGGTACTGAAGAGTTCCAACAGCGCGCAGCGCAATTGCGTGAGGCACAAGCGCACTTCAACCGTGTACGCGATGAAATAAACCAAGTGAATGGGGCTATAAACCAAACGGCTACCAGTACTTCACGCTTTGGCGACATCGTGCGAGGGGTATTCACTGGCAACCTTATCACGGGCTTCTTTTCCTCTTTTGTTAGCAAAGCCCGCGAATCGGTAGACGAACTCCTCAAAGTATCCGACCTGATGACAGGCGTAGAGAAAACCACAGGGCTCGCCTCCGAGCAGGTACGCGAGCTGTGGAACGAGTTCGACAATCTCAATACCCGCACCTCCAAGCAAGAACTGCTCAATATCGCCCAAATAGGTGGTCGCTTGGGTATTACCGATAAAGAGCAAATCAAGGAGTTTACCGAAGAAATCGATAAGATATACGTTGCCTTAGGCGACTCGTTCCAAGGCGGATTGGAAGAGGTAACTACCAAGGTGGGTAAACTCAAAAACCTTTTCGAGGAAACCCGTAACCAAAACTATGGTGAAGCCCTCAACGCCATTGGCTCTGCCCTCAACGAACTGGGGGCGAATGGTAGCAGTAGCGAACAGAACATCACCGATTTTGCCACCCGCATAGGGGCGTTGCCTGCGGTGTTAAAACCCTCTATTGAAAAAACGCTTGGGCTCGGAGCAGCTTTTGAAGAGAGTGGTATCGATGCCGAAGTGGCTTCCAGCGGTTACTCGCGCTTTATGAGCGTAGCGGGTAACAATATCGCCGCCTTTGCCAAACAGATGAAACTCACCACTAAAGAAGCCTCCGAACTTTTTAACACCCACCCCGAAGAGTTCTTTATCCGCTTTGGCGAGAGTATGAAAGGCTTAGGAGCGGAACAAACAGCGGGCGTACTCAAAGGCTTAAAGCTCAATACCCTCGAAGTGCAAAAAGCATTGGGTACCGCTGGCGACAATGCCGACCGATTTCGCCAGCTGATGAACCTCTCAGGACAAGCAATGCAGGACGGCACTTCTATACAGAACGAGTTCAACAAGGTGAACGAAAATACCGCCGCTATATGGGAGAAAATCAAAAAAGTATTTGCCGAAACCTTTACTTCCGACACTATGGCGCAATGGTTCGGCGGACTTATCAAGCTACTGGGCTGGCTCACGGGGGTAACCTCCAAGGCAGGCGATGGCGTGAAAGTCTTCCGCGACCGTATCGCCTTTTTAGCCAAAGCCATAGTGGTATGTACTACCGCCGTAGTAAGCTACCGCGCTGCTGTGTTTATAACTGCTAATATCACCAAAGTAGGTACAGCACAAACCCTTTTGTATAATGCAGCTACTAAAATCACAACAACCCTCAACGGAATGGCTACCAAAGCAACTTATTTATTGGCAGCCGCCAAAGCAGTACTCACGGGTAATTTCAAAAGTGCAGCCGCTGCAATGCGCGCTTTCAATGCTGTAGCTGCAGCCAACCCATTAGGGGCTCTATTGGCTGTCATAGGAGCAATAGTAGCCGCTATGACCCTTTTCAACAAAAAAGTAGATGAAAATGTGCGATTGCAAAAACGATTGCAAGAAGCCCAACGTGAAGTGAAAGAAGCTATAGAGAGCGAGAAAAATAAAATACAAACCCTCGTTGCCATTATCAAAGATGAAACCAAAAGCCGTAATGAACGCCTTACGGCTATGAAACAATTGCAAGACATTGCCCCCGATTACTTCAAAACACTCGACCTCGATAAACTGAAAACCGAAGAGGGCACCAAGGCAATAGATGCGTACATCAATGCTTTAAGGCGCAAAAAGGAAGCTGAGAAAAAAGAACAAATAGATAGTGAACTGAAAGATGAGATTGAAGAGATTAAAAAGAACGGACCTTTAGCTTATAACAGTAAATGGAATATTGCGAATCTTTACCGCGACGAAAAAAACTATGAGCCTACTTATAAGGAATACCTCGACAAGAAGAGAAAGCAAATGAACAACCTGATTAAGGCGGGTAAGTTCCAAACACAAGCACAAGTAGACGAATATTGGAAAAAAGTGGTAGAAGAAGCAGGGTGGGTATACGAAAACCAAAACCAACTGCTTAGAGAAAAAGAAGCAGCAAGAGCAAAAAACTTACAAGAGTGGAAAAAGTTAGAAGCTGATAATATAGCCGAGAGGGCACGCCTCAACGCTCTAAACGGCGGTGGCGATGATGATCCTCCTAAACCTACTAAAGAGCCCAAGGACTATGCCGATGAGTACCGCAATGCTAATAAGGCGCGTTTGGCTGCCGAGCAGGAACTCCAAAAAGAAATTACGCAAGGCTTAGAGGAAAGCCTCGACAAACAGCTGGCTCTTACCGAACAAAAGTATAACGACAAGCGGTTCAAACTACAACAAGAAAACGCCGACTTAGAGCAGGATATTCTAAAACTGAAAACAGAAGCAAAAGGCAATAACGATCCGAACCTGCTAAAAACAATCCAAGAAAAGCGCAAACTGCAAGAACTCAACAAGCAAATAGCTGTTGAATACGAAAAGCAAGAACAAGCAGAACTCACTCAAGTACGTGAAAAACACGCTGCCAAAGAGGTAGAGCGCACCCTCAAAGAGATGAACGACTGCCTTGCCGTAAAGAAACGCGAAAAGGCAGAGGAACTCCTACTCATTCAGGATTTAGACACCGCCAAAGAAGCTCTACGCGGACAGATTTCCGATAAAGAACTATCGCAAATCAAAACCTTAGAGGAGGCTAAAAAAGCCCTCCGCCGTAAAGCCGATGAGGAGATTTTAAAAGAAAGCCTCGCCAGCTTTGAGGCACAAAAGAAACTCCTAATGGATTACCTACAAACCGTTACAGGTGAAGCAAAAGACAATCTTATAGAAGATATTCAGAAGGTGGAAGAGCAGATGACCAAGGTTAAAGAGCAGTTGGACGGCTTAAACACCAAAGATATAGACAAAGCAGCAGGCTCAGAACTCGAAAAGGTTGATATATTAGGCTATAGTGCCAAAGATTGGGAAGATGTTTTTAAAAACCTCGATAACGTTCACGCGCGCTTTAAAGCTGCTGAAATGGGTATCAATGCTATGAGTAATGCTTTTAATATGTTTAGCCAGTTACAGGAGAACCTCAATGCCCGCGAGCTCTCCAAATATACGGCTAACCAACAGAAGAAAAAACAAGCCTTACTCGATCAACTCAACCAAGGCTATATTTCACAAGCGCAATACCAAAAAGAAGTACAACGCCTCGATGAGGAAGCTGAAACCAAAAAGAAAGAACTTGCTATCAAGCAGTTCAAAGCCCAAAAAGCTGCCAATATGCTTAATATTATTGCCAATACAGCTTTGGCGGTAATGCGAGCCTATTCCGATGCTGGACCTTTGGCGGGTACTCCTTTGGCTGCTATAGTAGGTGCAATAGGTGCGGTACAATTAGGAATTGTAGCAGCGCAACAGCCCCCAAGTTATGCCAAGGGTGGTTATACCAAGGGCTTAGGTTTTACCGACGAAACAGGGCAAGAGGTAGCAGGGGTAGTACACGGCAAAGAGTACGTAATACCCGCAATGCTCCTCGCCGACCCGCAAGTGGCACGCGTTACCGAATGGATAGAAGCTAAACGCACCGGCAAGGCGCAGAATACTTACGCTACTGGCGGTAATGTATCGGCAGTGCCGGACGAACCCTCAACTTTGGCAAAGTCCGAAAGTTTGTCAAAGTCTGAAACTTCTATGAGCGAACTCAAAAACACCCTCACTCAGCTCACCGCTACCCTCGACCGCCTCGAGAAAAACGGTTTAGACGCCTACGTGATTGCCGATGCTAAGAATGGTAGAGAAATGCAGCGCGCTATTAAAGAATATGAAAACATCAGAGAAAAAAACAGACGATAATGACGAATGACGAATTACAAATTACGAATTGACTATGGATATAACAATACCACAAAAATACGAAGAACTCAATGAGCAACAACGAGGGGCGTTGTGCAGGATACTTTTAACTTTGGAGAACTCTGAAGAAACACCCTTACGCATTATCCAAATTCTCCTTTCGCACCTACCTAATCGTACCCAACAGCAGCTATTGCAAGAAGTGCCTTTCACTACGCTATGGCAATACGCCGAGCCTTTCCTCACTACCGAAAAGCTATACCATTTTCCTGATCTCACGAAAATGGTAGCACCTGCCCCTCGTTTGGCAAATCTTACTATCAAACAGTTTTCCGTAGCTGATAGTATCTATTATCGTTTGCGCCTTTCGCAGTACCAGGACGAGTTGCTGTTGCGCCAGTTGGTAGCCTCGCTCTACAATCTTCCTGACACGCCTTTTGATGTACTGAACCTCCCACAAGTAGCCGAGCATACCGATAAGACAGCTATAACTACCGTCTACGAGGTAGCGTTTGCGTATACTTGCTGTAGGGAATATATCATCAAAAGGTTTCCAAAAATATTTACTGTTAAAGACGATAAAAAAGAGACAAAAGAAGAGGGTTCGTCATTCGTCTTTCGTAATTCGTCATTAAAAAGCTATACCCCTTTTTCAAAGATTATCAGCGTAATGGCTATGGATCAGCATCAGCCGTTAGGCAATTGGCACCAGTGCAATGCTACCCGTGTGTACGACTTCTTTGAAGTACTTACCGAATCAATTTTACAAGCAGAACAGCAAGAAAAAAAATAATTAATATGTATCTTCAATTAAAAAAATATTTTTCCGATTTAGCAGACCAAAATATCCATATCAAGGATAAAGTGGGTTATTTCTCTCGTGAGATTGCCGAAAAAGAACGCTCCTTCAATGGCATAGCCTCACCTTTTTTAGCTATTTACGATTACGAATTAGGGTTAGACGGAGGCGAATTGAATACTATGGGCAGGCGCAAACTTACGTTTTCGGTTATCTATGCAAATGCGCCTCACGACAATTTTGAGGCGCAGCAGGAGCTTATCAGTAAGGCTGAAGCGATTGCGTTACAGTGTTTGGCGCGTATCCGTTGGGATAACCACCAAAAGGGGCATTTTCTGTATAATTCCTTTGAAAAGGATTTGACGAAAATCTACCCCGTGGAGGACCCTCAAGCGCATTTCTTCGGTGTAGATGTAGAAGTACATTTCAAAAATCCAACACCTTTAATCGTAAAAAAAGAGGATTGGACAGTGTCAGTAGGGTGTAACTAATGACGAGTTATGAATGAGGAAAAGGAAATAGGCAAGAAAGCGGCTGTGATGTTGCAGAGCTCGCTGAGGGGCGAGACGGGGAAGTTTGGCAAGCACGTGCGCGGGGATAAGAATGCTTTGCAGAACGCGCAGGCAAAACCTCGTTACCGTACTTCTAAACGTATGGACGGCACCAAACAACAGTACCTTAAAGGTATTGCGATTGTGATGGGCAGGCACGGCTTTGTACTCCATTACGGTATTGAAAAAGGCAGGCTACGCAAGGCGCACGAGCGTACGCGCCACAAGCCGAGAGAAACGAAATACCGTGTGAATGCTCACGGCTACCGCAAAGGGCAGCCTAAACGTCCGTTTATTCAGAAGGTAGTGGATAGCAGTAGGGCAATGGAATATTTGGCTACGGAATTAGCACAAGCACGCGGCGAGGAGATAGTAACCTACTTAGCGCGAGGCTTGGAGAATAAGATTTGAATAATCGTCGGGTAGTTCGGCATCAATATCGCGCAGGTACTTATCGAGGGCGGTAAAGGTAGTGTGCCCAGTGATGAGCATTAGTTGGCTTTTAGTCTCGTGCGGGGTGAGCGTTTTGCGCAACTGGCGATAGAGCTTGGTAATAAAGGTATGTCGGAATGAGTAAATGCCGTATTCGCTACCCATACCAAATACTTCTTTCACCTTTTTAAACCGCTTAGTCCAATAGTCGCGTTTGTTAGATTCATTGGTTTCCCAACTTTCCACGCCTTGGGGAGCAAATAGAAAGTAATTAGGATTTGTACCTTTGAGGTGTTCTATTTCCTTAAAGAGGAGTTCGGGAATGATTTTAGTTTTTTGCAGTTGGTTTTTAGCATCTACTACGAGTTGGCGTTCTTCAAAATTAATGTCTTTTATTTGTAATCTGCACACCTCGATAGGGCGTAGGAAGTTATAGCTTACGAATTTAATCATAAGCAGCAGTTGCTTGTCGTGGGTTTCAAGGTATTTAAATAATTCTTCTTCTTGTACTTGGGTATAGGTTTTATTCCGTTCGGGCTTTGCTTTTAGCACGGGTATTTTGCTCACGAAATTATCGGTGATATATTCGTTTTCTTCTAAGAAAGAGAATAATATAGAGAGGCTTGCGCGGAAATTATTGCGGTTTTTGGGGCTTGTGCGTTGCAATACACTATTGAGGAAGTTTAGGACTGTACGTTTTGTAATTACGGAGAGCACTCGTCCTTTAAAGCCGTTTTCACACAGCCACTTTTGGAAGTTCAGTATTCTGTATTTGTGATCTTTGAAAGAAGTTTCTTTCATTGTGGCTTTAGCGTTTTCTAATCCTAATTCAATGGCTTTTTCTATGGTTATTACTTTTTCTTCTGTATATCCCTCTTCATACGGACTGTGTCCATTTTTCAGTACATTCTCCACCATATCACGCAGTTGTTTAGCCGCTGCACGTCGTTCGGCAACATCTTTCAGGTTGTTAATACCATAGTAGAGCGGTGTTTGTCGTTCCATTTTGTTTGTCTTAGGATTAAGGTAAGAGAAGTACACGTACCAACGTTTTGTAATATCACCATTAGCGTCGTATATTCGAGGTTTTGTGTAGAGACCTTTGTTTTTCATATTGTATGCGTTTCCGTATGCGTTAGCGTATGCGTTTTTAAGTTTTTCACTAAATTCAGACATAAAAAAAGAGTGATTTATGCGTATAAACCACTCATTTTCTGTTATCTAATGTTTGTAGCGGGAACTGGACTCGAACCAGTGACCTTCGGGTTATGAGCCCGACGAGCTACCTACTGCTCTATCCCGCGATTTCTGGGTGCAAAAGTACAACCTTTTTTTTAAATACCAAACTTTTGGAAAACTTTTTTTGTACTTTT